AAGCCAACAATGGATGCGTCTTATGCCACATCCGTCAAGCATGGACAAACAATTCAATACGATGCGAGTGGAAAGAGTGTCGCTGTATTTTCACCGATAATTGCACAAAAGGTGGCTAGAGAGCAGGAGATCTTGAAGCCCAATGTGCTGGTACTACAGGGTAAGAGTATCGATGATATCAACGAGTTTCTCAATGGCTTCGATTGGCGTCCCAATGAGAAGGGTATTCGAAGGTACATCGAGATTGACTATTCAAAGTACGACAAGTCCCAAGGCGCTAAGCTTGCTGAGTTGTATTTGCGAAGATTGGCGAAGTATGGGGTGTTGCCGGATTTCATTGATTTCATCAAGAATGCACAACATACGCGTACTGTATCTGCTATGAAAGCAGGAATCAAGGCATGGCTGCGGGATCAGAACATGTCTGGAGCTGCGTACACGCTTGACCGAAACAATGACATCAACGAGCTTGCGATTGCTGAGTTGCTGTTGGAGATTGTGGACTTGATCGAATTCATCATTCTCATGGGTGATGATATCATCATTGCAATCCGCGGAGAGGTGGATGTTGTACATTGGGAGTCTGATTTGGCACGAAAGTACAATTTGACTCTTAAGGCTGCAGTTCATGAACATGGCTATATCTGTAGTATGGACATCATTCATTTGCCTGGAGGCAATTCGCGTGTTGTTGCAGATGTGGTGAAAAGAGCTTTGTCTTTCATGGATCAGTCGACTGTTGACGAGGACAAGTTCCGGGAAAGGTTTGAATCATACTTCGATGGTTTGCGCGGTGTAGATGATCTACATGTGCAAACGTATCTGGCGGCGGTTCTGCCTAAGCGTATGCAGTCATACCTACCTGGTACATCCTCGGACGCAATCATGTCATTGTGCAAGGCACATGCCACGTTGCGCAAAGACTACAGCAAATATCGTGCGATGTTTGCGCAGGAGAAAGTGCTTCGCACTTATTGAGTTTATGGTTTTTTTATGTTTAAATCACACTCATTTTGTTATTCCATTATAAAATAAAAAATATTAAGTTATGAAAACACTTTACGTTTCAATTTATAGTTTCTTATGT